GTACTCGCTGCGGGAGTTGGCTGGCGAGGTTGTGGCCGAGCTCAAGGAGGAGGACCAGTCGCGCAGCACTCGGCGGCTGATTCGCAAGATCGAGACCGGGTTGCGACCGAAGCCGGTGGATGCGTGAGGGTTAAGAACCTCAGAAACGACAAACCCCCTTTCGGGGGCTTGACGCGGGCGGGGGGATGGCCCTACTCTCGGGATGCATGTCGAGGTGTCGTGACGATAGACCGGGGGAACGGGTCTGTCAACCACCCGCCTCCCAGCTCGGGAACTCTGGTCGGGAAACCAACGCGCAGGGAACCTTAAATCCACACCGGGGCAGCCAGCTTGTGGACACGCGGCGTATCGTCGGGAAGCGTGAATGGCAGCGGGGAAACCCGTGAAAAGTAGCCGACAGCGGATGGCTCCGTCAGTCATCAATCCGCACGATGTTCCCTGGGCGTATTCCGTCTATGGACCCGTGCGGATTCACCATCAGTCATCAGGGGAAACACACATGAACGAACTCGATGAAGCATCGTGGGAGAGATGGGTAGCCTTTAGGAAGGCAATCCGAAAGCCCATCAAGCCGGTCTCGGAACAGGCGATGAAAATTAAGCTCGCCCGGTTCGGGGATGACCAGTCAGCGGTAGTAGACCAATCCATCAGCAACCAATGGCAAGGTCTGTTCGAGATCAAGAAGTCCGCACCGCGTCCAGGCGAGAAGCCCGAAAAGACCGACAAGCAGAAAGCCGCCGACATTGCCCGTCACGCTGAACAAGACGAGTGGGCGGCTCGAATCTGGGGCAAGCAGGAGCCGACCCCCATCCACAGGTTGAAGCTCTGCGAGGCGTACCTTGCACGGTTGACCATGCGCGAGCCGGATGCGGACGCGATGGAGCGCGTGAAAGACGCCGCGGCTGCTGCGATCCGTGATGCAGACCCGAAGGAAGTCATCGGCAACCCGCACCTCGCGGGGATGGTCCGGCAGTTGTTCGGCGAACGCGGTCTTGCGAGGTTGCGGAACCGATGACGCTTTACACGCATTCGGGTGCGCTGCCTGCCCACAGGTACATCTGGATTGAGCCTAACGCCATCGGCCAACACGACTGGTTGCGCGGGGTGTGGTTCGGTCTGACCTCGTGGCCGGGACGGGCGTGGGGGTGTCACGTCTTGCTCGAGGGCGGGGCGGTGTACCGGAATGTCCCGCTGCACCAGCTCGCGCACCGCAAGACAGACGAGCCCTGGCGAGCGTCGGATGCGCAGACATGGGACGCTTACGGGTGGCAGTTTGCTGCTCTTGAATACCCGTACCTCTCCTCGATGAACGCGAAGGTGCGGCTGCAGGATCGGCGCGAGATGGCGGGCGAGTATTGGTTCACGGTGTCGCCGGTCGCCGATGCGTTTTCAGCGGTGCCGGAGCAGTCGAAGGAGTTTTACTTCTGCGGACTGGACAATGGACGCATCACCGCGCAGCCGACGAATCATGTGCTGCTTGAAGATCGCTCGTTCACGACGGCGTTGGAGTGGCCGAAGTTCCTGCGCCGCCAGACCGACTGGCACAGCGCGGAGGACGACAGCAATGCGTGATCTCGAGATGGTGTTCCAAGTGGGGATAGCGGTCTGGCTTGCGATGCTGGCCGGTGCGCTCATTCGCATCGTCTGGATCTGCATCGAGGAGGCAACGCGCAAATAGTGTTGACATCATTTTAAATCGAGATTAGTCTAATTCCGTTCACACACACAGGAGACGGACATGGAACTCGACGAATGGGACAAGCAATGGTTGGCGCGTCCGCACACTGCGGATGAGTACCGCGCCGAGATCAAGAGCGCCCTGGAGCGTTGCGCGATGTACGCGGCCCGCATCGATCGGCTCGAGGCCGAGATCGCCAAGACCCGCACGGCTGGCTGCGGCTACCCCGACTGCCTGACCGACAACCGCTGCGCCCGGATGTGGGCGGGTGAGTGTTCTGGACCGAAGGAGGTGAAGCCGTGACCGACAAACAGGCAGAGATGTGGGCGGCGTTTGAAGCGCACAAGCCTACGCCTGCGTATGCCGATGCGTGGCGCGTGATGTGCAAGGAGCGGACATACGGCGCGGCGCGGGCGGCTTACTGGGCCGCGCCCGAAGAGTCTGCGGCGGCATGGGCGGCGCGGTGGGCGAGGTGGGCGGTAGATGCAGCGGAGGAGCCAACGGGGGCTGCGGCGTCGGCTGACGAATACGCGCAAAAAGCAATTGACGCGCTGCGGGAGGTGAAGCCGTGAGCAACATCACCCTGCGCCGCGCCGCCGAGCAAGCGCGAAGTGCGCTTAGCGGTTGGGCGAATCACGGGCTGTGGGCATGGCCAGAATCCGCACTTCAAACCTGCAAGCAGAACACGGAGGAAGCCCTCGACGCCCTCGACGCCGCGCTTGCGGAGCCGGAGCCGGAGAGCAAGACCCCCGCATGGTGGATGGATGGACTGACAGTAACCCTGATGCGCGAAGGCGTGAACAAGCACCGCGCCAGAGAGATTGCCATCGGTTATTGGGAAGCGTATTGCCAGATACCGGGAAACGAAGAGGACATGAAATGAGCAACATCACCCTAATTGAAATCCGCGACGCCCTGCGCCGCACAGACCCCGCCTGGTGCGCGCTGCACGGGCAGGAACAGATCAGCGACGAGGAACTCGAGGAGCTCATCGGGCGCGTCGAGGATGCCGTGGAGGATGGCGATGGAAAAGCCGCCTGATTTCAGCGGCTTGATCCGCTTCCTGCTTGAGGTGCTGATTGTGACGGTCGGCGTGTTCCTGTTCTTCGTGGTGCTGTTGGCGTGGATCTCATGACATGCAAGCCAGGCCGACCGCCCTCTGTCACGATGGAGCAGTACCAGCGGGTCCTCGATGTAAAGGCCGCTCGTGCGGCGCTGCCGACGAATAAGGAACTTGCCCGCGAGCTCGGGGTTCCGGTGTCTACCATCATGGGTTTGCTTGGGCGCGGGCTAAAGGCGTACCAACCGAGGAAAGCGAATGGGCGCAAGTCAAAGGCGTAAGGGCGCAGCCGGTGAGAACGAGCTCGCCAAGATCCTGAGCGAACAGCTCGGCTGGGTGGTCAGGCGCAACATCGGTCAGGCCCGTGACGGCGGGGACGACATCACGACCGGCCAGTTCTGCTGGGAGGTCAAGCGCAGGAAGGGCATCGCCGTGCATGAATGGGTCGAGCAGGCCGTCCGTGCATCCGGTCCCGGCGACATCCCGGTGGTCGCCTGCCGGGGTGACGGCAAGGGTTGGCTCGTGGTGATGCGCCTCGAGGACGCCCTGCCGTTGATTCGTGGCGAGTTGCCGCAGCGGTAGTAGGGGGGTAGACTTGGGGCATGACCGAGACTGAGCGGAAACCTTGCCTGAACTGCAACAGCAGCGGCTGGGTGGCCGATTGGTCTGGCGGGTGGGTGCGGTGTCCCGACTGTGAGCCGCCGCCCCCGCCGAAGGTCGCGGTCGAGTTCGTGCGTGGCGCGAAGGTCCGGCGCAGGGTAGTAGTTGACAATGACTGGCCGTCGGAGGCCGCATGAAAGGCAAGAGCAAGGTCAACGAGGCTGGCAACTACACGAAGCCTGAGATGCGCAAAGGGCTTTTTAGTCAGATCATGGCGAAGGCGACGCACGGTACGGCGGCTGGACAATGGAGCGCACGAAAGGCGCAGCTCCTGGCGAAGATGTACAAGGCCAAAGGCGGTGGTTACAAGTGAAGAAGCCGCAGTTCAGCCTCAAGGTTTGGGGCGAGCAGAAGTGGCGCACCAAGAGCGGCAAGCCCTCGAGCGAGACCGGCGAGCGGTATCTGCCAGAGTCGGCAATCAAGGCTCTGAGTTCAGCCGAATATGCGGCAACCACTCGGGCGAAGCGCGAGGGTAAGGCGCAGGGCAAACAGTTTGTACCGCAGCCCAAGAAGGTTGCGGCCAAGACGGCGCGATATCGGTGAAGGCGCAGCTGCTCGGAGATAACGGCGACCAGGAAGGCGAGGATCTGTTCGGCTTTCGTCGCCGGAGAGGTGGTGCAAGTCTGGGGGGAGCCGTCGGCAGGGTGCCAAGACTTGCGCCGAGGGCTACCGCCGGGATCGCCGCAGCGGGTCTCGGTGGTCCGTTGCCGGTTCGCGGTGGCGGTGGCGTACCGGGTGGCCCGCCGAGGCCGGTGCAGGATTATCAGGTCGAGGTGTCAGGATGAAGACGCCAGCATGGCAGCGCAAGGCAGGGCAGAACCCGAAAGGCGGTCTCAACGAGGCCGGTCGCCGCTCTGCCAAGGCCGAGGGGATGAACCTCAAGGCCCCGGTCAAGTCAGGGGACAACCCGAGACGCGCTAGCTTCCTCGCCAGAATGGGGAACGCTCCCGGCCCGATGGTCGGGAAGGACGGCAAGCCGACACGCCTCGCCCTCGCCTTGAAGGCATGGGGAGCGAGCTCGAAGGAAGACGCTAGGGCGAAGGCCAAGGCGATCAGCAACCGCAACAAGGGGAAGTGACCATGCCGCTCAAGAAGGGATACAGCCAGAAGACCATCTCGCGGAACATCTCAGCCGAAGTCCGCGCCGGTCGCCCGCAGAAGCAAGCCGTGGCGATCGCCATGAGCACGGCTCGCAAGGCAGCCAAGAGCGCCGGTAAGGGAATGGCAGCACGCAAGCTGATGGCGAAGTGATGCCAGGAGGCAGACCAAGCATCTATACGCAGGAACTGGCAGACCGCATCTGTGAGCGGCTTGCATCTGGCGAGTCCCTGCGGGCTATCTGTTTGGATGAGGACATGCCGAACCGGCAGACAATCCTCAACTGGTTGAATGATAAGGCAGAGTTTGTCGGCCAATACGCACGCGCACGAGAGGATCAGGCCGAGGCTCACGCTGACCGCATCATCGAGATCGCGGACGACGAGACCATCGACGCGAACCACAAGCGCAT